CCTCGCCGGGGACGACCGCCTCGCAAAAAGCGGGTCGGGTCAACCGGGAAGGTAGATCGCCCCGACGTCGGGCAGTTCGAGTTGGCGGTAGGCCTTCGGGGATCGGAGAGCTCGGTATGACCGCATGTAGACCGTGTTCGACAGGGTGCACGGGTGACACCTGCACCCCAACTGGTAGCGGGCGCGGATCCCGTGGTCGGGCAGCGCCGCGGTTCGTGGCATGGTCCTAGTCTGCACTGATCAGGGTCGAGCGGTACAACAATCGCCGTTGGCGACGGGTCCGCCTGTTCGTCCTCGACCGCGACCGGTACGTCTGTCAACTGTGCGGAACGGCGATCGACCGGGACGCGGTGCCCGGGTCGGGGTGGGCGGCGTCGGTCGATCATGTGCGGGAACTGTCCGCCGGGGGTGCACGGTACGACCCGGCGAACCTCGTCGCCTGTCACGTCCGTTGCAACACGGCGAAAGCGGTACGACGGCGCGAGCACGGTCGCCGCTATCCGATCCCGCGCAACTGGTGATCGGCGGCGTAGGGATCTCATGTCATGCAGTGTCCCGAATCGCATCCGTCGAGACCGATCAGATCATCGGGGTCGAACAGGGCGGGTTGCGCGGCGGGGATCGCCTCGTCGAGCGGTCGTAGGCGATCGGTCATGTACACGGGATCTTTCCCCAATCGGGCGCGGGTCGCGTTAAGCGTCCGCTCAATATCGACCGCATCGTCGAACAGGTCCGGCCGGTCCCGTCGCAGTTCCGCCCAACGTCGCGGCGACGAGTACGGGCAGAAATAGCAGGCCGATTTGCGCGGGACGGGGAGACCGGTTGAGGCAATCAGATGTTGACAATCCGCCCGACTGAGGTCGAGGTCGAGCAGCGGGTAGGACAGGATCTCGTACGGGTTCGATGGTCTCCGTCCGACCCTCACGACCTCATCGGTGGAAAAGCCGATGTGAACGGTCGCCGGGTTGTCTTTCGAGGCGCCCTGGGCGCGTAGCCATCGGGCGATCGGAATCACCTTGAAATCTTTCGTACAGGTCCGGTTCCCGGGGGCGCCGGATCCCAGGCGGACCGGGATCGGGATCAACGCGCGGGACGTGTCACGGATCCGACCGGCGAGTGTTTCCGGTTCGCCGTGTCGCATCGCGCCGACCTCGACGATCGGGATTCCGTGATCGGCGGCCCACGGGGTGAGGACGTCGCGGACATAGTTGAGAGTCCACGGCGCCTCACTATCGTCGCCCGTATTCGCGAACACGGCGGCGTCCGCCTCGATCCGGCCGGTACCGGCGAGAACGACAAGGGCGGACGACTGCACCCCACCCCCTAGCGAAACGATTTTCATCCGCGCGCCTCGCGTCGCGCCGCCTGCCAGATCGCCCGGATCTCCTCGACCGACCGGACCGGTGGCGACATTCCATCGTGAGCATGTAAGTCACTACCGGTTCTAGGTTCGTCGGACATAGCTATGTCCGGGGTTCGTGCACGAAATGTCCGGGGTTGACAAGCCGTCACCCCGGCGGTCCGTGTCCGGGGTTGTGGATAACTTTCGGCGGTGTTTTCGAGGTAGGCGGCGAGCGGGAACCGGTACCGGTGGGCGCGTCCGGGACGGCGATCGACGGCGATCACCCCGGCGGATTCGAGAGCGGCGACGACCCGCCGGACGTGACGTTCCGACATGCCGGTACGGACGGCGATCGTCGGCGCGGACGGGTTGCACTGTCCGGTCTGGGCATTGTGAACGTCGGCGAGGATCGTCATCACTTTCGCTTCGGACCCGGACAGTTGGTCGACGATCGCTACGTAGTATCTGAGCGCGGCGAGACTCAATTGGTCCCCCTGTCTATCCATCGGGCGGTGTGGGCGAATGGGGTTCCGGTGAACGCGACGCGGTGCAGGTCGACCAGTTGGATGACAGCGTCGCGGGTCCGGGCGAATGACAGTCCGGTTGCCCGGGCGAGGTCGCGGACGTCGATTTCGCCCGGCCGGTCGGGGTCGTCATGGCACAGGGCGAGATACACGGCGACGCGGAATACGTGATCGTCGAGCTCGCGGGCGATCTGCCAGAAATCGTCGACGGCGGGGGTGTATTCCCCGTTGCGTAGGCTCACGTCGAGGATCGTCCCGGGTCGGGGTCGAACACGCGGAGACAGCGTTTCGACACGAACACGCGCCGTCGCCGGTCCCGGCGGCGGGCGAGCACGTCGACGACGGCGAGCACGACGGCGGACAGGACGACAACCCCGGTGAACACGGCGACGATCACGACCCGTCCCGATCGGTGATCAACGCGCCGCAGACAGCGCAGACAACTTCGCTGTCATCGTGTTCGTGACTGCAGTCGAACGCGGTCGGCGACCCGCCTGCAGGATGATGATCGGAACATCTATTTCTGAGCCACCGGTCGAGTTCGGAACGGTAGAACCGGCGGTGAGCGCGGGGTCCGGTCCCCATCCGATGCACGGGGAACGACGGATCGTTGCGGACGATCTTGTTCAACCCGTTCAGCGACAACCCCAGGTAGGCGGCGGCGCCGTACGCGTCCATAGGGGCATCCTGCGCCAATCTGTCAAGTTTCATGCGTGTAAGTTTGGTCATGAGGCGCATTGTAGTGAGCATGAAAGATGTTGTCGGGATCTATCTGTCATCGTTGCGACGTTCGCCGCGCCGACTGGGACGGGCGACGATCGCGAAACGGACGGCGATCGTCCGCCGGTACACGTCCGACGTCCCCCGGTGGCGGACGGCGACGTTCCGCGACGTCGAATCCTGGGTGGGGTCCCTGCCAGTCGCCGCGTCGACGGCCGGGGACTACGTCTCACACGTCCGCATGTTCTACCGGTGGGCGATCCGCGAAGGGTTCGTCGACCGGGACCCGACCGGACAAGTCGAACTACCCCGCCGATCCCGGTATCTGCCGCGCCCGGCGCGCGACGGGGCGATCCGGGTCGCGATCGCGGCGGCGCCGCCGGACGTCGCGGCGATGCTGATCCTGATGTCCGGGGCCGGTCTCCGGTGCTGCGAGGTCGCCCGGTTGGAATGGGGCGACGTCGACCTGATCGGCGGGACGATCCGCGTGCAGGGCAAGGGCGGACGGGACCGGATCCTCGAAATCGGACCGCCGGTCCGGCGCGCCCTGGCAGCGATCGACGGGACCGCCCGGACCGTGTTCGTGTCGACGTCGGGCCGGTCCCTGTCGCCGTGTCGGGTTTCCCAGATCGTCAACGCGCACCTGAGACGGTGCGCGGCGGGGTGCACCGCCCACCAGCTGCGTCACCGGTACGCGACCGTCGCGCTCGAATTGTGCGGGGACATCACGATCGTGCGCGACCTGTTAGGGCATCGGAACGTGTCGACGACCCAGATCTACGCACAGGTCGCCCGGGGCGCCGCCGGACGGGTCGGGAGGTCGGTCCCCGTGCCCGGGTTCGACGGATCGTGACCTGGGGGATTACAAGATCGTTACCAATTCTATAATCCGGGGGTGCGGGTCCGGACGTGATCGGCGACGGGCGGGTCTATTTGAGGCGTCCGGCGAGGGCGAGGAGGAGGATCCCGGCGAGGAGCACGATCATGATCCACGCCTGTGCGTTAGTCATCGTTGCGTCCGTTTCGTTCGATCGTGAATTCGATTCGTAGGCGTCCCCGGCGTCGGGCGGCGAGCAGCGCCCCGGTGATCGCGCCGCCCAGTCCGGCGGCGACGATCGCCCAGATCATGAAAGTTTGTCCTCGATTCGTTGGACCGTGTTGTAGGTGCGGTCGAGGAGCAGGCGGGCCGGTTCCTGGTCGTCGGTCCCGTCGCCTGTTGTCGTGTCGATCATGAACCCCCAGACCCGGGCGGCGATCCGGTCAATGTCCTCGTCGGTCATGTCGTCCTCACTTTCCCCGCCACCGGTGGCGCGGCGGCGACATTCGGTGATCAGGTCGGCCAGTTCCCAGGTGCCCGATGACGTGCACGGTCGGGGCGCCCAGTTCCCGTCGACGGCGTCCGCGGTGGCAGGGTCGATCTTGCGGGACGGCGCCCATTCGTAATGGGTGCACACGTCCCCCGGGTCGAACCGGTAGGCGAGGGCGCACGCGTTGGACGCGGCGAACGCGGCGTCGATCTGGGCGGCAGGGTAAATCTCGCCGGTCCCCGAATTGGCGAGCTCCATTCCGATAGCGCACGCGTTCATGTTGTCGTCATCGACCCATCCGGTCGAGAACTGGCGACCGTCGCCGGACCCGTTCGTGTTCGTCGCCCCGGCGGCCAGTACCCAGACGTCCCCGGTGCGGGCGATCAACAGGTTCGCCACCGGGCGCGCCTCGTCGACCTCGCACATGTAGTAGGCGTCGTTCGCCGGGTCGGTCTGCGACGCGGTGTGATGCCACATCACACACAGGGGGCGACCGTCGGAATATCCGCCCGACGACCGGGCGCGGTACTGCCATCCCGAATATTCGACGACCGTGCATCCGGCGGCGCGGATGACGTCGGCGAGATCGGTCAGGTACCGGCCGGTCATCACAGGGCCCCTGATCGGGTGAGCCAGGCGAGCACGGCGGTGACGTCGGCGACCCGGTCGTCGCGGTCGATCAGGTCGTCCCAGTCGGGGACCTCGACCCCGCGGGTCCGTTCCCGGTCCTGTCGGATCTCGTGCAGGCGGACGGCGACCTGCAGGGGGTCGACCGTCCGGTCCGCCGTGATCATGTCGGCCGGTTCGATGTCGCCAAATCTCGTCATGACGGAATCCCCCGGGGTGTCAGGTGGGCGGGACAATCTTCCCGACAGCGACCCAATCGACCGTGAACGTCGTCGCCGCCCCTTGGAGGCGGGCGACGTTCACTGTCGCCCCACCGATCGTCTTATTCGAGATCATCACGGCGGCATTCTGCGGGTTCGTCCCGACGAGTGTCGCCATGACGACCGGACCGGTGGCGTAGGCGGGCGAGAAGCTGATCGTCGCCGACCCGACGATCGGGTTCGTCCCCGCCGACACGGTCACGCTGACCGAACCGGAAAGCGTGTACCGTTCGACGCCCTGGGCGAGACGTTTGATCGCGTCGTCGGTCCCGGCGACCGGTTCGGTCGGTTCGGGCCAGGGCAGGCCTTGTGTGGTCGATCCCATCAGTTCCTCCTCGTCATGCGGCGACGCCCCACAGGTCGCAGTAACGGATCGTCGGGTCGAACTGTGCGTACGACCATGCCGGATCGAGTTCCGCGTAGGTGGCGGACGCGCCCTGTCCGATCATCGGGGTGATCACCATTTCTAGGGTCCATCCGGACCCGTCGAACAGGTACCGTCCGCCGTCGAGATATCCGGCGATTGTCTCGTCGATCCATCCGTCGACGTTGTCGACGATCACGCCGCGACCGATCCTCACGGTCCCGTCGAGCAGGTCGAGCAGGTCGGCGGTCGCCAGTCCCGGGGCGGGCGGGAAGATCGTCGCGTCCCAGGTGAGGTCGCGGACCCGCCAGGCGAGCGCGGCCAGTCGGGTGAGGACCCGGTTCCCGACCTCGATCGCCTCGTTCGCCGACGTCAACTGGGTTGCCATCCCGTAGCGGCGCGCCCCGTACAGGGATTCGGCGGCGAGGTCGACGACCTGTTCGCGACGTTCGGTCGGGGTGGTTGTCTGTTCGAGCCAGGTGAGATCGACGCGGGTGGCGACGTCGGCGACGTCACGGACGACCTCGACCGGGTCGCGGGCGATCACACATCCATCGACGATCGTGCGGCCGGGGGACCGGTTCGAGGTCTGCGCCCCGGTGATGCGGACCATCCCGCCGGACAATTCCAACTGTCCCAGTTGTGCCCGGGCGCCCGGATCCTCAAGCCACAGGTACGGGCCGGTCGACGCATGGGTCGCCGACCAGAGGATCGCGTCGAGTCCGGCGGCGAGCGCGGTGAGCAGTTCCCCGGCCGGACGGCGATCAACATCACGTTTCGAGATCGTCCGGTTCCCGGGGACCGTGTCGACGCGCTGTTCGACGTCGATCCCCGCCGCGGTGACGATCCGGGCGATCCGCGCGGTGACAGTTTCCGCGGCCCACGGGGACGCCCCGATGTACCGGTTCTCAAGATCTGCCATCTGGTCGACGGCGGTCACGTCAACTTCGAGCGGGTCGCCGGGACGGGCGACAAGGTCGGTTACCCGACCGGAAAACACGAGCGCGACGCGCGGCACCCCGGACGCGGGGACCATCACGTCGACGTCGTCGACCCAGGCGGACCCCCAGTCCTGATACGACCCGATCGCCGTGTCATAGGTGATGTCGGCGGGGACCGTCGCGTACGTGTACACGGACTGGACGCGCATCCCGATCCCTTGCCAGTGTCCCGTCGAGTTGGCCTGTACGCGAATGTCGTCGCGGCCCAACAGCTGCCAGTCGGACCCGGACGGTCCGCCGTCGAGCGTGATCGCCGTCGACCCGGACACGGGGGTGGTATCCGCCGGGTCGGCGAACAGGTACGCGGACAGCCAGGCGACAACCCCCGGTCCGGCTTTCACCCACCCATGCCAGGGCCACACCTGATCGTTCTGGATGCGCGGGATGGCGTCCCAGGCGGCAGGGTTGGCGAGGTCGTGGTCGTCGGGCGGGACGTACACGACCGCCCCGGCGGCATCCCCGATCGTCAACCGGAGCGCCCGCACCCCGGCGTGCACGACGGCGGCGGTCACGGTCGGGGTTCCCGGGTCGGCGGTCTGGGGTTGGGAGACCCGCAACCCTGGGGGTCCGGTGGCCAGATCCTCGAACCCGGGTCCGATCACAATGTTCGTCGGGGCGCCGGTCGACACGTCCCCCGACGCGAACACGTCGATCGGGTCGCCGATCCCGATCCGGTCGACGAACCCGGTTCCGCCGGTCGGGTCGTGCACTGTCAGCGTGCAGGTCGCCGGGGTGGGCTGATCGACGGTCGTTTCCCGTCCCCACAGGATCGACAATCCGGCGAGCACGGTGGGCGACCCGGACCGGTAGGCGGCGGACGTGTCATCGAGACGGTCCCCGGCGACCTCAACCCAGCAGTCGACCATCAGCCGACCGCCGTCAACCGGTGAACCCCGCCGACCCGCCGGGACCGGCCGGTCAAGATCCGCTCGATCTGTCGGGCGACCGCGTCAGGGTCGAGGGCGCCGTTCACGTTGATCACAATTCCGCCGGCGGCGCCGGCCGATCTTGTCGTCCTCCCGCGGGTGGCGACCGCCGGGGCGGTCGAGGGCGCGGCGAACGATCCGGGCATGATCCCGCCGAGAAACCCGCCGACATCTTTCATCCATCCGGGCGGTTCGGGAAAGCTGATGTTCCCGATCCATCCGACCAGATCTTCGACCTTGTCGATCACCCACTGGATCGGTGACAGCAGTGCGTCGAGGGCGGTGTCCGCGGCGGTCGACATCGTGTCCCAGGCGGTCGCCAACGTGTCGTCAACCCATCCGATCAACGCTTTCACCTTGTCGATCACCCACTGGATCGGGGTCCGGATGAAATCCAGCGCGGTGCGGGCGACCGCTTTCATGTCGCGCCACGCCTGCGACAGGGTGTCTTTCACCCATCCGATCAACGCTTTCACCTTGTCGATCACCCATCCGATCGGGGTTCGGATCCAATCGAGCACGGTACGGGCGACATCCTTCATGGTCCGCCAGGCGCCCGACAGGGTGTCTTTCACCCATCCGATCAGGGCGCGAACCTTGTCGATCACCCATCCGACCGCGGCGGTGATCGCCCGGGCGACAGTTTGGGCGACCTGTTTCGCGATTCGCCAGGCGGCGGGCAGGACGACCGACAGGACCCGCACCAGCAGGCGGACCGCCTCGACCGCGATTTTCAGCGGCAGCAGGTACGCCTTGATGGCGACGATCCCGACCTTTTTCGCGATCTTGAACGCGGCGGACAGCTTCGGACCGATCCACGAGATCGCCTTGCGGATCGCCTCGACGACCGTCCCGATCACGCGGACGATCGACTTGAACGCTTTCACGCAGAACCGGGCGACGGTGTCGACGATCTTGCGGAACCGGTCCGACTTTTTGTAGGCGAGGACGAGACCGGCGACCAGACCGGCGACCGCGGTGACGACCAGTCCGATCGGGTTCGCCGACAGGGCAGCATTCAACAACCATTGGGCGGCGGTCCACGCGGTCGAGGCGACCTTCGCCAGGGTTTGCGCGGCGGTCCACGCTTTGGTCGCGACGTTCACGGCGAGCACGGCGGCGGCGAGACCGCCGATCACGAACGCGGCGGTTTGGAACGCGGTCGCGTTGTCCTCGACGAATGTGGCGAGACCGGAGAACAGCTCCGCCGCTTTCGACACGACCGGTAACAACACTTGCCCGAGCGCGACCTGTGCGTCCTCCCATTGGGCGCTGGCACGGGCCTGGGCCCCGGCGGCGGTGTCCGCCTCACGGGCAAACGCGCCCTGCGCGGTGGCGGACTGTTCGGTGAGCAGGGCCAACGTCGCCTGTTTCGTCGCTGCCTTGTCCGCCGCGCCGGTCAGGTCCCCCAGTCCCATCTCCGCCTTTTTCGCTTCGATGTCCGCCTGTTTGATCGAGATCCCATACTTTTCGATCGGGTCGGTCTCGCCGCGCAACAGGGATGACAGGGCGGCGACGGCGTCGGACGTCGACCCGCCGAACTGGGCGGCGAGATCGGCGCCCAGTTCGATCAGGTCGTTCGTTTGGGGGGCGAGATCTTTCTGGGCGGTCCCCATGTTTTTCAGTTGGGCGCCGAACGTCGCCGCCATCGCCTCGTATTCGGATCCGGCGAGACCGGTCGAGCTCGCCGAATCCTCAGCGAATTTGTGGACCGCTTTCGCTGTCTTGCCGAACACGGCGTCGACCGCCCCGGCGGACTGTTCCGCTTTCGACGCGGCGTCGAACGCGGCGGTCCCAAACGCGGTCAACCCGACCGCGACCCCGGCGGCAGCAACCGACGCCTTGCCCAGTCCGGTCTGAAACTTCGAGACCGATCCGGACGCCCCGGACAGTTCCCGCGACGCCTGCGAGGCGTCGGCGGTGACCTTGACGGCGAGGGTTGCCGCGGTGGTCGCCATCAGTCGTCCCGATCGGCGCGCACGGCGAGCACGTCGAGCACGGTCGCCAGGATCGCGTCAGGTTCGGCGCGCCAGTCGGCGGGCGCCGTGTTCGTGGCGACGGCGATTTCGACGATCATCCGGTGTCGGGTCCCGGGTTCGTAGGGTCCACCCCGTCGCCGTTCTCATCGGTGTAAGCGATCACTTCGAGCGCGGCGCGGTGAAACTCTTTCAGCGTCATCGTTTCGGGGAGGGTCCGGGCGACCCGGGTCGAATGGTGCCAGGCGAGAAAATTCAGCCAGTGGAACGCGTTCCCGTCCTCAGGTTTGGGCCATTTGTGACGGGCGGCAGATTCTTCCCAGGCGAGAATGTCAACGTTGATCGCTTGAATCTCGACGACCGTGTCCGGGTCGTCGGCCAGGCGGTAGCGGACCCGCGGTGTTGACAGGCGGACCGGTTCGGTCACGATCCGCGCACTTTCGTGATCGCCCGGGCGACGACCGCGGTGTAGGCGTCGACCTGTTCGGAACTGGTCGCGGTCGACGCCTGTTCGAGGTAGTGGCGGGCGGGAATGTTGCGTCGCGGCCATCCGTACTCGTGCACGGGTGCGTACACGACCGTCGAGTACACGGTCGCCGACGTCGCGTCAGCGTCGACGGTGATCGACCGGGCGAGGGCGCCCGAATCGACGGGCGGGCGGACGGCGGCGAGGACCCGGGCGCCCGCGATGTTCCCGGCGGCGGTGAGGTCGTCGAGGTCGTCGGCGGCGGCGAGCAGCGTCCGGGCGAGACGATCGGCGCCGACGACCTCGAAGCTCATTCGTCCCCCGTCTCAGCGGACGCGGCGGCGAGCACGGTCCCGGGGGCAAGGGCCGGTTCACCGACGAAATCCCACGAGAAATCGGACGCCATTTTCGCCCGCGGTTCGTCCGAACCGACCGCGATCGGGTCAAGGGTCACGATCCCGGTGATCTCAGCGCCGACCTCCGTGTTCGGGACGTAGGTAAACGGGACCTGTTCGCCCTTGTGATCCCACGAATAGAACACGATCCCGGCCGGGTCGTCGAGGTCCTGCAGGATGTTCCCGGAGATCGTCGCCGTGTACGTGATCGACCCGGGGACCGTCTCACCGCACAGGACAACAATGTCGTCATCCTTATCTTTGTCCCATTCGACGACGCCGTGCACCAGTTGACACGAAAAGTCGACCGGGGTGGCGATCTCGCCGATCGAGATCGTCCCGGGTCCCAGGGGAACGGATTTCGCGGGCATGTGAACCTCCTCAGTTTTCGACCGCGACGACGATCGACGCGGCGAGATAATCGACGCCCGCGATTTGCAGGCGGAACGGGGCGGACGTCCGGTCGATCGTGTACCCGGACAGTTTCGGGATGATCGCGGCGACGATCTGTTCGAGTCGGGCGATCTGGTCGCCCGGTTCGATCCGTCCGGCGACGACCAACAGTTCCGCCCGCACCCAATGATCCCCGCACAGGGTCGCCGGTTCGATCCACGGGTCGGCCCATCCGACGAGGACGGCGGGAACGGCGATCTGATCAACGATCCGGTCGTACACGGCGACGGTCGTCGGGGTGCATCCCTCGACGAGAGCGGCGAGGTCGACGCGGACCTGTTCGAGGTCCACTAGGCGACGCCCCATCCGGCCGGTTCGATGTACGGGACGAGTTGCGGGTAGTAGCGGGCGATCAGGTCCCGTCCGATGCGCACCGGACCGGTTTCGTTCAACCCGACGACCCCGAACGTCGCGTCGGGTTGTTTCCACCAGTCGACGGCGAGGGACAGGGCGATGTCGGCGATCGCGGCGGGGACCGGGTCGAGACGGTCGGTCCGCCCCAGCGTCCCGTCGATCTGATCTGACGCGGCGGCGCAGACCGTGACGAGACGCGGGGCGGACGCGTCACGCAACCCCAACTGTGCGGCGAGGGCGCCCGGGGTGACGTAGTCCGCCACCGCGGCTACTTCGACTTCGCGGCGAGCGGGAGACCGGCCGCGGCGAGCTTGACGATCCCGGCCGGGGCGAACGCCCCGAAGTTGCCCATCCCCCACACGGCGACGTTCTGGCCGAGCTTTTCGACGTCCTCAGCGGTCACGGTGAACGGTCCGTCCTCGAACCATCCCCCGGCCTGCCCGTTGGACACCAGTCCGGTCCCGGCGGCGAGGTACGGGTCGTGAACACAGGCGATCCCGTTGACGTTCACGGCCAGTGTCGACGCGGTCGCCGTCCCGGGCTGATTCGATGTTCCGTACGGGGCGGGGATCAACATTCCCCCGGCGGCGATGAACAGGTCGGTCGCGAGCAGGGCGAACGATGCGGGGGATCCGGTCGCCGCCTGCACTTGAACGGACGCCTCGAACAGGGCGGTCGCCAGACCGCGCCCGTCAGTGTCGCCGGTCGGGGTGTAGTCAACCGATCCGGTCGCCGCGGTGGTCGCCGCCAATGTCGCCGCGGCGCCGGTCTCCGCGGCGTAGGCGGCGAACATGATCCGCATGTACCCCTCCCGGTACGACGGGGAGGACCGGCGGATCAACTGGTAGCTGAGATCGGATCCCCCGGCCCAGGTTCGCAACGGGACCGACCCGCGTTTCAGGTCGACGCGGACACTGGTGATCGCCGTTTTCTCGGCGACCTGTTCGCCGACCAGGGCGGACAGATCCCCGTCGAAGTAGGGCCAGTCGACCTCCATTCCCGACGCGGGAAGCGGCCGGGTCCCGAACGCGGCGACCGATGGCCGTCCGGCGTCGACGATCCCGTACACGGTCGAAACCCAGGCGGGCGGAATCACCCCCGGGTTGTTCGGGGTTATCTGATCGGCGAGGGCGCGGGCGACAACCCCGGCGACGTCCCGGTCGTCGAGGGCGGTGAGCGCCCACTCTTCGAGGGACCGGAACTGGGCGGCGGGATGTCCGGGCGCCGCGAGCTCCGGGCGGACGACAAGCTCGCGGCGGACGTCGTCGAGCGCCCGGTTGAGTGTCGCCAGATCGACGACGTCGATCGCGTCGGGCGGCGGGGTCGGGGTGTCGCGGATCGTGTCGACGTGCATCGGATCTCCATTCGGGTTGTCGCCGCGGACGGCGAGGATCGGGGCGGCCAACTGGGGGCGGAACGCGAACGCGACGCCGTGAACGATCGACCGGGTCCGGGTGAGCACCCCGTCCCGGTCGACGGCGTCGACGGGTTCGATCTCGATTGACACGTTGCGGATCACCCCGGCGTCGACGTTGGCGAGCAGGTCGTTTCCCGCGGTTGACCGGGCGACGACAAGATCGACGGTCGGACCCTGCCCGTCGTCGACAAGGGTGTCCGGTTCGGCCCGTCCGATCAGGGTTCCCAGGTGGCGGTCGACGACATGAACCGGGTCGCCCAGTTCGATCGACCCGGGCGCGTACTGTTCGCGGTAGGCGGTCCCGTCGAGGTCGACGACATCGCGCGGGTCATCCCATGTGCACAGGCGGACGGTGATCGTTCGGGCGGCGAGATCATGACCGGCGATCGACACGTTTTCGATCGGAATATCGCGGTACAGCATGGGCTACAACCCTTCGACGTTGGGGGCGACCGGATCCGGGTCCCCGGCCGGGGTTTGGGGCAATCCTTCGAGGGCGCGGACTTCGCCGACAGTGTGGATCCCGGCGGCGAGCGACGCCGCGTAGGCGTCGACCCGGGCGGCGAAATCCATTCGCACCAGGGACGACGTGTCGAACACGGCGTCGGTCCCTCGCGGCAGCATGTCCGAAAACGCGGCTTCGATCCGGGACAGATATCCGGGAAACAAGCCGAGTTGTAACCATCGGCGGAACTCGTCGATCGTTGTCGCATAGGTGAGCGACGACTGGGACACGACGTTCAGCAGGGACGGCGGGATGAGCAGCGCCCGGGCGATCGCCGCGTCGAGACTGTCGACCGCCTGCAACATCAGCGCATCGGCGGCGGACTGGGGTGAGAACGTCTCCAACCCGATACCGCCGGACAGGACCGCCGGACGGCGGGCGGCGCGGGCGGCGACCCATTCGTCGGACAGTTCGCGCGCCTTATCCCGGGTCAGCCGGGTCGGATGATTGATCACGTACGGCGGGACCGCGGCGTCCCACGAGTAGTAGTTGGCGCCGAACCGGTACACGGCGGCGAGGGATTCGACGACAGCGCGGATGTCCTGCAAAGGGGATCGTCCAATCGGTCCCAGGTCGGACCGGAACGCGATCCACCGCATGTCGGCGAGCGGCGTGTCAATCCCGTCGACCCAGATCCGGGTGATCTCGTCGCCGGTCGATGACAGTTCCCAGGCGACCCGTTTCGGGTTGACGACCCGCACGGCGAGCGGATAACCGGTGTCACGCGACGTCCGGTAGACCCGCATCCATGCCATCCCCGCCGCGGTCAGACTGTTGCAAATCTTCTCGATTGTCGTCCGGTACGGTTCGGCGGGGTCCGGTCGGCGCAGCAGGGCCGGGGTGGGGGTGATCCGGGTCCGTCCGTCGTGGGCGACGAGTGGCATTGTCGCCGCGGTGTCGGCGATCAGCATCCGTCCGGCGACGACGGTCGGAAGGGATCCGGGGTCGATCTGGTCGAGACGGTCGGCGACGATCTCAGCGATCTGGGTCTCTAAGGGGGCGGACGTCGGAAACAGGCGATCCCAGAACCCCATATTCGGGAACATGACGTAACTGGTCGCCGTTAGCTACCCCGGATTCGCCCCCAGGATCGCCGTAGAGCGACGAAACGGGTCCGGGTGGTACTACGGGACCCGAAAATCGTCTGAGGCGATCTGAGGCGGCCTATCCGTACAGGGCGGGGGCGGCGCCGTACAGGGCGGGGTGCACGGTGCGGGCGAGCGCGGCGGCGATCAGCGGGGTGATATCGACGGTCGACGCGGTCCGGGAAAATGTCCACGACCCGTCGCCGACCGGACGGCGACGGGCGACGGGGACCGCCGTGTCGAACAGGGGCGAGGCGACGTGTCGGATCTGTCCGGTGCGGACCGCCTCGACGAGACCGGCGGCGGCGCCCGCGACGTCGCGGACGGCGAGGTCGACGACAGGGACCGACAGGGCGACCAGTTCGGGGAATATCGCCCCGGCGGGACCGTTCCGGTCGACGGCGACCGCCTCCCAGTTCCACCGGTCGCACAGCTCGGCGATACGCGGGGCGACCCATCCGATCCCGGGGCGACGGTCGACGACCTCGACGACAGGGACGTCGTCGATCCCACAGGCGACGATCACCGCGGACGACTGTTCGGGGGCGACGTCGACGGCGGCGACGATCGGACCGGACCGGTCCCAGTCGTCGACGGCGAGACGCGCCCACAGGACCGGGTCGATCGGCGATCCGACCGTCCCGACCCGGTCGGTCACATTCAGGTACACACGGCGGAACGCGTCCGGGTTGAGCGCGTGTTCAGCGGCGAGCCACTCGGGCGGGATCGTCCCGGCCGGATTCGCCTCAGTGCGGACGGCCGGATGGGAGGCAACCCAGACCGCCGGGTCGTCGAGGTCGAGACCGGGGACGTCGGCGGACCATTCGAGCAGCGCGACCCCGGTCCCGGCGTCCAGCTCGACGGCGGACCGTCCCCGGTCCAACCAGTCGATCCACCATCCCGAATCGACGTCCCCGGCGGCGGACAGGATCCATTGCTGCGCGGACGGGCGGGTCGCCATCAGCGGGCGGGCGGCGATCTCCAATTCGGCGCCCCGTTCGGCGGTGTGCGCCCACGCCTCGTCGAACACGATCAGATCCCCCGCCTGCCCGTGCAGGGCGGTCGGGGTCGGGGCGAAAATGCGGACGGTCGAATGGACACGGGGAACGGCGAGCGATTCGGATCCGTTCGACTGGCGCGCCCTGATGTACGGGTCCAGGGTTGAGGACTGCACGGCGGGAACCCATTCGTCGCGGAACGTCAACGCCGCGTCGGCGCGGGACTGGGCGGTGTACCAGCTGCGGCGGGACCGTCCGGCGAGGGCGACCCGCAACAGCAGGGCGAGGATCAGCAGGGTTTTCCCGGCGCGCCGTCCGACCGACACGATCACGGTCTGATAGGCGGGTCGCCCGTCGTCGAGAAGTTCCCCGCCGACGTCGAGGACGTGACGTTGCCAGGGCATCAGGTCGACCCCGAGTTCGCGGGCGATCACGGCGGTCGCCGTCCCCGTCGTCCGGCGGTCAGGACGGCGGGAGGTCGCGAACCGCGGCGGACAGTTCATCGGCGAGACGGTCGAACGCGTCCCCGGCGGTCACGTTCGGGGTGAGCGCGTCGAGCGCGTAGGCGTGCACACGGGCGACGGTACCGACGACGTGTTCGGATCGGTCCGGGTCCGCCTCCAATCGGTCGAGCGCCGCCGCGGTCGTCCGGGCTAGAACGACAACGGCGGCGCGGTGAGCATCCCAGTCGTCGACCTCGCGTAGGAGACGGGCGAGGTCGTCGACGGCGCGTTCATTCCGGCCTCTTCGGCGCCGGGGCGCCGTGAATCCGGGCAAACGGGGAACGCTCACGGGTTACCTGTAACTGGGATCGGGCGGATCGGGGTCGAGGAGAGAGATCCGGCGAGGGACCCTCGCCGGGGACGACCGCCTCGCAAAAAGCGGGTCGGGTCAACCGGGAAGGTAGATCGCCCCGACGTCGGGCAGTTCGAGTTGGCGGTAGGCCTTCGGGGATCGGAGAGCGCGGTATGACCGCATGTAGACCGTGTTCGACAGGGTGCACGGGTGACACCTGCACCCCAACTGGTAGCGGGCGCGGATCCCGTGGTCGGGCAGCGCCGCGGTTCGTGGCATGGTCCTAGTCTGCACTG